CTGTTGGCGAATCACCAACACCCTGTTGGCGAATCACCAACACCCTGTTGGCGAATCACCAACACCCTGTTGGCGAATCACCAACACCGACCACAATTAACGACAGCGGAGGCAAAGACTTGCGCGACCCTAAATACAATCTTAAATACAACTCTAAATGCAATCTTAAAAGAAAGACTGCGCAGTCTGAAAAAAAATCAAGGCCGCCGTCAGAACTTGAGGCATATTTTTACGACGGGTTCTGTAAAAAATACTCAACCAAGCATCGGAAGTTTTTGGCCCACCAGTGTATTGAATTGAACCGATTATTGTCCGATTTCACCAAAGAGCAGATTAAGAAAAAAATGGATGACTGGTGGGAATGTGACTTGAATATAAAAGGCCGGAGGTCAATCGGGGCTTTCCTTGCCTGGTTCGACTCCATCGAACACGTCGAAACGCTGGAAGAACGCAAGCGACGCCTGGGGATCATCGAATGACAAACGACAAAGATCGACTCGTCAACCACTGGATGGCCCGCTTCAAAGAGAACTGGCCCCGCATGGACGCCGGCAAAACCGCGCAGATCGAACGGTTCCTCTACGAGCAAAAAGAAGATATGATCGAAATCGTCAGCCGAAAAATCATGAGCGATTACAAATTTCCTCCGGTCTATGCCGACCTGATTGACATACAAAATTCATTAACCGCGTCTCGCTCGCAGCAGAAAAATACCGAGGCCTGGGCGAACCTGCCGGTCCTGACTCCCGAGCAACACCGGCGCTCGGCATGGTTTATCGCCAACTGCCGGGCCGCTGAAATGACCGAAACGCTCGAGGAGTGGCAGCAGGTGATGCACCAGATCGCCGACCAGTGCCAGCGGTGGGGCGGAGAGTATGCTTTGGTCGCCGAACAGATGGCAATGCGGATCGCCAACGAGAAATCCCGGCGGGAACAATCACGGACGAAAACTACACCGGCCAGCGGACGGCCGACCCACCGGGTGTTCCGGCACGGATTCGTCGAGTATCAGCAGAAGGGAGCGTAAAAATGGCTTTCGTCAAATTTGATAACCGGCTGACGATGGGGCCGCCAAGCCAAAAGAAACTGTGGGACCGTGGCCGGCTACCGGTGATCATCCTGAACAACCTCTTCGCCGATATCTCCGACGATTTGATTCCTGCCGGATCTAAATGCGTCGAGCTTTTTTTCGATCCAGAAAATTATCTCATCGGGTTTCGCTTCTGGAAATACGCGGTCACCGGCGCCTTCAAAATCTGCGACCACCGCAAATACCACGACCGGCGCTACGTCAGCATCGAGGGGCTACTCGCCGAATATCATATCGTCATCCCGCCGGGAGAGACAATCAACTACAACGCCGATGAGGTGGGGAATGACGCGAATTTATTTTTAATCTCACTTTAATCTGCCATGATACCGATTGACAAAAAACAAAACGATCCTCCGCCATCAGGATTGTTTTTCTCATCAAGGGATCAACAAGAACCAGCGCAGGGGAAAGAACTGGCCGCAGTATTTGGGTGGCATAGTCAAAGCCCTTGGGTGAAGGGGGCGAACTTTGATGTCATCAATTGGCGATCAATCGAACGGTTGTTCGGTGTGCGCCGACCGCTGGTCTTCGGCAAAGTCACCTACACAAAAGAGATGATGGCCTTAACTAAGTGGTGTTCCTGCCGGCTAAATTGTGAGAGTGAAAAAAAAGAATGGATACGACAGTTGATTAACAGAAACTTCGTTATCCATTCGGTGACGGTTCGCGAGAAATGGCGGGGTGGCTTCTATACTCGCGATTATGAATTTATTGCCGTTGTTACCGGTCAGGTGAAAATAATTGATTGGGTTTTTACCGGCCAGCGGGAAATCATCAAACCAGGGGAGGCGAGGCATGACTATAAAATCCGATATCAAACCGACGGGCATGACCACCGTCAAGCAGTACCGCAAAAAATTCCCGTGGTTCTTCGACCGCAGCGCCCAGGAAAACAACGGCGATAGCGAGTACCGCGTCGGCAACGGCTGGCTCTACGTCCTGCGCAGTCCCGGACTGAAAGCAAACTGGACCGCCTACGCTCCCGACCCGGACAACCCAGGGACCCTGCTGGTCATTTCCGCCGGCAAGCGGGTAAAAAAAGACGACTGCACCGACGTTGTCCGCAACGTGCGGAGCGTGTCATTCCGGCCCAAACCACGACCCAGGAAGCAGCTGGAACGAGTCCACGCCGGGTCCAGCCGCACCGATTACGTCCTGTACAAAATCTGCTGGAAGCGAAAACCTGCAAAATAATTTCCCCGCGTTTACCCATTGTCAAATAACGACATACGGCGAATTTTCCCATCCGCACCGCCCCGCTCCGTCCAAGAAGTTATTGACACCTCCGCAAAAATGCGTATAACCTGCGGCAGGAGTTGACGATGAAGATCGAGCAAATTAAAATCCGGGAGCTGAAGGAGAACCCGAAAAACCCGCGGCTTAACGATCCAGCAGTGGACGCCGTGGCCCGGTCGATCCAGGCCTACGGCTTCAATAACCCGATCATCACCGATGAGCAGTTGAACATCGCGGCTGGTCACACCCGGTTGAAAGCGGCAATCAAGCTCGGGCTGGAGACCGTCCCGGTCATCCGTGTACCGGGCCTGATCGGCACCAAGTTCACCGGGTACGCTATCGCCGACAACCAGACGGCCACCATTGCCACTTGGGATGACGACGTCTTAAAACAATTGGTCGCCGCCCTGAACGAGGATGACAGTTTTGATCTGCTTGATTTGGGATTCGACGAACACGCTTTGTCGGTATTACTCGAAGCGCCGACGGACGAAGATAAAGAAAACGCAGTCCCAGATATACCAAAAATCCCAATTACAAAACTTGGCGACGTGTGGCTGTTGGGCGACCATCGGCTAATCTGTGGGGATGCGACGAATGAGGTCCAAGTAAAAATACTCATGGAAAAAGAAACCTCGTCACTCTGTTTTACGAGTCCCCCATACAACAAGCAACGTGATTATAAAAACAAAATAGTTGATTGGGATGCGCTTATGATCGGTGCGTTTCGTTGTTTGCCCGTCAAAGATGATGGTCAGGTATTGGTGAATTTAGGATTGATTCATCGCGAAGGGAAATGGGTTGAATACTGGCGGGTATGGATGAATTTTATGATCGATGCTGGCTGGAATAATTTTGGGTGGTACGTGTGGGATCAGGGAAGCGGGCTTCCGGGCGATTGGAATGGACGACTTGCCCCGAGCTTTGAGTTTATTTTTCATTTTAACCGAGCAGCTATAAAACTCAATAAGTGCATTAAAACTAAACCAGATACCGTAAAGCGCGGTCGTAAATCGAAAAACGGTAAAGGACTGAGGGGTACCGATGGGGTTGTGAGGGGAATTTCATCACCAAGTAAAGTCGGACAAAAATATAAAATACCAGATAGTGTTTTACGCATAACGAGAAATATGTCTTCTTCGCGGCATCATCATCCTGCGACATTTCCAGTTGCATTGCCAGAATTAATATTACAGACATATTCTCAATCTAGTCATATTTGTTATGATCCCTTCGTCGGCTCTGGCACCACAATCATCGCCGCCGAGAAATTGAATCGCCGCTGTTTTGCCATCGAAATCGATCCCGGTTATTGCGACGTCGTCGTCGAACGCTGGGAGCAATTTACCGGCGGAAAAGCGGAAAGGCAGGTCGCGTAATTGTGCCGCGCAAAGGACACTCAGGCAAGCCGCTGCCGACCGCGCTCGTGGCTCAAATGCGCGATGAGTACGTGGCCGAACAAAATATATCTAAAATTGCAAAAAAGTTTGGGATATCTCAACCAACGATTGATAAATACCGGCGCGAGGATCGCTGGGACGAATACGCCGAGCGAATCAAAAAACGAACTGCCGAACTCTCCATCGAAAAGCTGGCAAAAAACAACGCGAAGCACGTCCTGCTGCTGGACAGCTATCTCTCATTGCAGGCCAAGGCGCTCGTCCGCGAGCAGAACAACGAGAAGCACGAACTGTCAATTCTTGGCATTGATAAAGCGGTACGCTGCCTCCAGCTTTTGCTTGGCAATCCTGACAGCCGGGTTGATGCAAACCGAAAGCTCAGCATCTACGATCTGGCAGATGAACTTGAAGGCGTCGATGAACAAGTGCTCCGAGATCGAATTAAAAACCTGCGAAACGGCGCTGGAAAAGATTAAGACGCCGTTGTTGTGGTGGACAAAGCGCTATCACCGCACCGAGAAGGGTGAGACGGTTGACTTCGATCAATGGAAGCACTTAGTCGGTCCGTATTCCGACGACGCCAAGAATATCGTGATTATGAAGGACACGCAGACCGGTTGGAGTGTCCGTATGCTGGCCGAGGTCTGGTATCGGTGCGCCGCCGGCTGGTCGGTATTCTACGTTCTGCCCACGCAAACAATCCGCAACACGTTTGTCAAAAACCGCATTGACACCGGGCGCGATGCCATGCCGTACTACGCCGAGTTGATCGACAAGGCCGTCGGCAAGTCGGATGAGGTCGGGATGAAACATATCGGCCCCGGCGTCGTCAAGTTTGTCGGGTCGAATGCAATCTCCGAGTTTGGCGAGTTTCCGGCTGACGAATTAATCATCGACGAATACGACCGTTGCGACCAGGAAAACATCCCCTTTGCGTATGACCGGCTCGACGCGTCGGATTACAAATACACGCGCATTCTGGGCAACCCGACGATTGACGGCGTGGGGATTCATCGGCTGTTTGAAAAGTCGGATCAGCGGTCGTGGATGATCCGCTGTCCGCACTGCAACGAACGGCAGCCGCTGGACTGGTTCAAAAACGTCGTGCGCGAGACCGGCGATAAATCGTTTGAGTTGATTGACCGAGAATGGTCGATAGATGCAGGCCGGGATATTCAGGTCTATTGTTCCTCCTGTTGGGAACCGGTGGATCGGTTAGCGGCCGGGGAATGGGTTGGCACATACCCCGACCGCGCCATCCACGGCTACCACTTCAACAAGATCGCCTTTCACAAATGCACCGTCGCCGAGTTATGGGGCTGGTGGCTGGCGGCCCAGGGCAACGAGTATATGCTCCAAAACTTTTGGAACTCGAAGCTCGGCCTGCCCTATTCCTCGGAATCAATTGGCCTGACCCAGGCGATGATGGATCGGCTGATTGCCGACTACACCATGCCGTCGCAGTCTCGCGCGGCGTGTGTGTGCGGTATTGACGTGGGGACGCAACTGCATATTCGCATTGACGAACCCGTGGAGGAGAAGCTCCGCGCGGTATACATCGGCACAGTCAACACGTTCGAGGAAGCCGACCTGATCGTCAATACCTACAACGTCAACACCGGCGTCGTCGATGCCCGGCCTGAGACGCGGGCGGCGCGGCAATTCATCGACCGGCAAAAGGGCAACTGGTATCTGTGCCAGTACGTGGCGACCGATAAAGTCACGTCGAAAAACTCCGACATGTCAGAATTTTGGATGGAGGTCCGGCACGCGGAGCGGATCGTCAACACCGACCGCACGCAGAGCATGGACGCCAGTCATGCGGCGCTGGTGCGCGGGAGCGTGATCCTGCCGACCGGGGCCGGGTCGATCAAGGATTTTTACGACCAGATGATTTTCGCCAAGCGGATGTTTGACGAGAAGCGCGGGCTGTACTACTGGACGGGCGGATTGGGACATACCGAGGAAAAGGGCCCCGACCATTACCGGCACGCCGAGAATTACAAAAACATTGCGGCCCGGATCAGCCGCACGTCATGGGCGCTGATATGATAAAGTTTTTGAAAAACGTCGCTGATAGTTTTCGCCGCAAGGGGATGTCGATCTACGTGTCGAATAAGGCGGTGACGATTTCGCAGACCGCGATTGAGGGGCGCAACGCCTACAAGAAGAACGGCTTTCTCGCGCGGTGCATCAATGCCGTAGCCGATGCCGTGGCCTCGGTCCCGCTCAAGGTCTACCGGGAAATCGTCGTCGATGGTGAGGCGGAGCGCGAAGAAGTCCTGGTCGGGGAGTTGGTTGACCTGCTGGCGACCCCGCACCCGCAAATGACGGCCCGGCAATTCTGGCGCGCCCATGAAATCGAGTACGGTCTCATGGGCAATTCGATCTGGTATTTCCCCGATGAATACGGCGGCAAGCGGATCAACCTGCTGGACACGGATGAAATCACCGTGATCGAAACGGCGGACGGGTTTGGGATCGACCATTACGTACGCAACGCCAAAGGCGTACAGACGCAAATCGATGTTGAGCAGGTGATTCATTTTCGCAATGACAATCCGTATCAAAAATGGATTGGCCTGGCGGTGACGGAGATTCTTGTCTCGCCGATTCTGTCCTCGTATTTCATTCGGGAGTGGAACAATAAATTCTTCGCCAACAACGCGGTGCCGTCCGGCATTCTGACAACCGACCAGACGCTTGATATGACGAAGGCCGATCAGATCAAAGAGCGTTGGAAATCGAAATATGGCGGCGTTGAAAAATTCCATGATATCGCCGTCCTGGGGGCCGGGTACAAGTTTGAGAAGATATCCGAGTCGCCGAAGGATATGGCCTTCATCGACCTGTTCAAGATCGACCGGGAAGAAATCATGGCGGTGACCGGCGTGCCGCCGGGTGTCGCGGGGATCATGGAGTACGCCAATTATGCCAATTTTGAGGCGCAGATAAGGTTGTTTTGGGAGTTGACGGTATCTCACTGCTTGGCCCGCAATGAATCGCTGATAAACGAGATGCTCATCCCGCGCCTGTGGCCGGCCAACGGCTGGTATGTCGAGTATGACACGTCGGACGTCAAGCCGTTGCAGCAGGACGCGACGGCGCTGGCGGCGCGGCACCAGATATACGTCAATACCGGAATCCTGACGGTCAATGAAATTCGCCGGGAGATGAATCTCGACGCGGTGGCCTGGGGTGATGATCCGCCGCGGCAGAGTAGCCCGTTTGACGGGTTGCTGTCCGGAGATGCACCGCATAGATTTAAGGCGCTGGATCGCAAGGACGACCCGGAGGTCGAGAAGCGCAGGGCGTTGTGGAAGGCGTTTGATCGCAAGCTGACCATGCGGTCGTCAAGGTTTGAGACGGTCATGCGCGGGTATTTCATCGACCAGAAGAAGCGGCTGCTGGCCGCAATTCAGGATAGGATTAAATCGGTCAAGGACCCGGTGCGTCCGCTAAGCGTCGATGATATCATGGCCTTATTTGTCGATGCTGTTGAAATGCTCAAGATGCAGGAGTTGACGGAGCCGATGATTACCAACGTCCTGCACACTGCCGGGAAAGAGGCGCTCAAGAAGATCGGCGTCGATGCGGCGTTTAACCTGCTCGACCCGCGCGTGGTCAAGTGGCTAGAGCAGAAGGTCCTGAACCTGGTGACGCTGACGACTACGACCAGCAAAGAGCAATTGCGCGCAATGTTGATTGACGGCATTGAGCGCGGGGCGACGATACAGGAAATCTCGAAGGAAATCGGGACGCTGTTCGACGGGTTTGCCGATTATCGTTCGACGCGGATCGCGCGGACAGAGGTCATCTCGGCGCACAACAACGGGGCGCTGGAGGGATATCGTCAATCCGAAGTTGTTGAGGGTAAGGAGTGGCTGGCAACGTTCGACGATGTAACGAGGGAATCACACGCGGAAATGGACGGCCAGGTTGTTGCGCTCGACGCGCCGTTTAACGTCAATGGCTGGTTAATGCAATCCCCCGGCGATCCTGCCGGGCCTGCGGAAGAGGTCATCAACTGCCGGTGTACGATCCTGCCGGTGATGAAGGAAATATCGGAATGACATAGAGTGTGATGATACAGTCAATCCCGCTTGGCCGGCGGGGTTAATGACGCCGAAAATCCTTCCCCCGTGAGACTGCTTTGGAAGGTAGCAGTCCTCGCGGGGGATTTTTTTCGGTCTCGAAAGGAACAGCATGGATAAAGAGCAACTCATAAAGCCGGATAAGACAAAGGACAGCGGCATTGCATTCAAAGTCCTCGACACAAAAGCCGAGGACAAGTGGATCATCGAGGGATACGCTTCGACGCCTGACCTCGATTCCTACAAAGAGATTGTCTTGCCATCGGCCTTCGCCGAGGGGATGCCCAAGTACGACAAATTCCCGATTGTGCTGGTCAATCATCTGTGGGGCACGAAGCCGGTCGGTCAGGTTGTTTCGTGGGAAATCCAGGACAAAGGTCTATGGGTCAAAGTCGAAATATCCAAGACGACCGAGGGGCGCGATGTTTGGACGCTGATCCAGGACGGGGTACTCAAGGCGTTTTCGATTGGCTTCTATCTCCAGCAATCAGAAGCGGATGAAGAAACTGGAGTAACCACGCTGACGAAGGTGCAGCTGGTCGAGTTATCGATTGTCAATGTCCCGGCGAACACGCAGGCGTTGTTTGCATCGGCGAAGATGCTGGGCTTAAAGTCGTTTGCCAACTATAAAACGAGTGAACCACCTAACACGCAAGGGGAGGCCGCAATGGACCTCGAAGAAATCAAAAAAGAAGTGAAAACTGCGGTTGACGCCAAAACGATTGACGTGACCGCGAAAGCAGCGGAGGCGGTCGGCGCAGTCGTTGAGCCGAAGATCACGGCGATGAAGGAGACCATCGACACGCTGATTGCCAACGCGAAGCAGGCCGCCGAGTCGTGCGCGACGAAAGCGGAGCAGGCCGAACTCGTGGCGAAACTTACCGCCGTCGAAGAAAAGCTGCACCTGGTCGATGAGCAACAGCGCAAGGCCGTACACGCCGACGGGCCGCAGTACAAAGCCGACGTGCTGATGAGCGAAGAGGCCACGACCCACAAACTCAATCGGATCAACCCGGACTACGGCAAGGCGCTGTTCACGCCGAGCCGGATGTTCAGCGGGACGCTGGCCGAAAAGCATCGGGCGTTTTGCGAGGCCCATGACAATCTGGCGTTTCTGCACGCGATGCTCGACGGGATGAAGAAGCACTCGCGCGGCTTTAACTACCCCGGTCCGGAGAAGCTGAAATCGTTTGCCGAATGGGAAGGGCGCCGGGAAGCGTTGTTCGGCAAGGCGATGTCCAGCACTACCGGCTACGGCGGCGAGTTGATCCCGAGCGATCTATCGGCTAACCTGACCGAGAAGATCGAGCTGGCGGCAATTGTCACGCCGATGTTCGAGGAAATCCAACTGCCGACGAAAGTGTACACCGTGCCGTTTGTGGGCACACGCCCGACGGTCTACAATTTCGACGAACAGACTGGCGACTTCGCGACCGAAGCGCGCAAGAGCACACCGACCACGGGCAGCAATACCATGACGGCAAAGGGCTTCGCCGTCGCAACTAATTGCTCGGTCGAGGAAACCGAGGATTCAATCATCCCGGTATTGGGGATGATCCAGAACACCTTCATTCGGGCCTGGGCCGAGGCGATGGACGACGCCATTGTCAATGGTGACAAGACCACGGTTCACCGCGATACAGGGTTCACCACGACCGGGTATTCGACGCTGTTGACTGCGGACGTGCGGCGCAACTTTGACGGGCTGCGGCACCAGGCGAACGCCGACAGTGCGGAGTACGATTGCAAGACGGCAACCGCCCTACCGAATACTGCGGACTTTGAGTTAGCAGATTTCGTCAAGGTCTTGCAACTGATGGGGCCAGCGGCACAGCCGGAACGGTACAACGATCTGTTCATTCTGATGTCATTGGCGCGGTTCTGGACGCTGATGTTGTTTGATGAACATCGGACGGTTGACAAATTCGGAATGAGCGCGGCCAACGTTGCCGGTCCGATTATGCGCGTCCTGGGGATTCCGGTTTACGCGACGTCGTATCTGCGCAACGATTACACGAGCGCGGGCTTGTACACCGGCACCGGTACGGCCAGCGTGTTCTTGATCGTCAACAAGACGCTGCATAAACGCGGTTCCAAGCGCACGTTTACGATTGAGAGCCAGAAGAACATCCTGACGCAGCAATTCGAGTTGGTCGGGACGGCGCGGAAATCGTTCGACCTGTTGCGCACGGCCTCGACTGAAATCCCGGTCGGCGCGGGGATCAATGTCCCGACGACCATCTAACGCGAAAGGAAAAGGAGATAAAGCGATGAAACGTTTTTTGATTCTGATTGCACTGGCGGCGCTGGTAGTAGCCGCCAGCACTGCGCCGGTTTCCGCAGGATGGCAGCGGGAGCCGATCAAAACGAGTTACGACAGTCTCGGGGTTTTCCAGATTTCGGACAGTGAGGCGTCCGGGGCGGATCTGCTGGACACCGCGTCAACCTGGGTCGCCAGCGCAAACGGCCATGCGGCAAGCGAAGTTATTACCGTCGCCTATTACGAGGACGGCGGCGGGATGTATACGTACGCCTACCTGTGGGCGCATATGACCGACTCGTGCGCGACGACCGATTCAAACCGATTTTATGTTGTATTGGAGCAGTCAATGGGCGGCGATGGCACGCCGACAGAAGATGCCTTTTGGGAGCCGGTGGATTCAGTATTGTTTAACGGTGGTGCAGTCCCAACAGGAAAGAAGGTTACGCTGAACGGTATGCCGTTGCTTCGCGTGCGGAATCAACTCGCGGCGAAAACGCCGGTCAATGACACTCTGTCGTGCATCGTCAAATTGAATTTAATCCGCTAACGCGGTAGCGGTAAAGGAGAGGTGCAATTATGTTTGGATTACCCTTGAACAACCTGCAGCTGCGGTGCGGAATGGCAACGGGCGGCGCTGCATTGGCAAACCTGGCCCTGACGACCTACGACCGGGCAGGGTCTACCGATACGGTCAGCATCACGTCCAGCGATACAATCCTTGCTGCATGGCACGTATCGACGGCGGCCGCAGTGGCAACGATTGCGGATATCACGTCGGAAGTCTCTGTCCCGGCAACGGGCTATGTTGAATGCAGTACAACCGACACGACCAGTGACCAGTTGATCGTGTTCTGGCACGATAACACCATTTAACCCGGAGGTGAGTGATGCAGATAGTATTCAATCCCTCCGGCCCGAGTCATGAATTTAAGGCGTTGGTCGGCCCCGGCTATGTGGAGTGTCACGTAGCCGGGCCGGTCGAGGTGACTCCGGAACAGGCGGCGATCCTGCTGGCGCAGTACCCGAAAAACTTTGCGGCCAAAGCCGAACCGGGGCCGCCGGCAAATAAGGCCGAGCCGAAACCGCCGAAGAACAAAGCGGGGGGAGGTCGATAATGCCTTCGACAACTGGCTCCTGGATCAGCGAAGCAATCCCGACAGCGACGACCTGGACGCTGGTCGGCGACGTGCGGAATGCGGTCTACGCCTACGATAAGCTGATTATCACGGCACGGTGTGTAACTGCCCCGGCCTCGGGCAACATGAGCGTCAAAGTCCAGCACTCGGCCAACTACAACGACGTGGAGTCCAGCGCGGCCGCGTGGGAGGATTTGGCTGATTTGGGGTCATATGATTCGGCAGGGGCGGGAACGCAGAAGACGGTGATGCTCGAAGATTTTCATTCGGTCATTCGGATCGTGGCGATTAATTCGGTGGCGTCGATGTCGCCGGTTTTGTCGGTGTACATTCGCGAAAAACAATTCGGAGCTGATTAATGGGAAGCAGCAGCGGCGGAAGTAGCGGGACAACCGTCCCCTGGGTCGATCAGACTGCCCAGACGTCGAATGGGGGGGCGACATATGTCCAGCACGGCAACCCCATAGACGTGGGGGCCGCCTCGAAGTTGGCGATCTTCCTGCACGTGATAAATGGCCCGGCGTCGGGAACGACGACGATCAAGGTGCAGGAGTCGCCCAACTATGGCGATGACGGCGTAACTGATGCTGCGGCGGCATGGATTGACCTGAAATCATTTTCGGCGGTCAATTTGGCGAGTACGGGGACGTGGCAAAAGATGCAAATCCCTGACGGGACGATCTACAGTTTTGGTCAGTGGATTCGGATCGTGGCGACAAATTCAGTCGCCGGTCAAACGTGTTTATTCGAGGTCAAGCTGGTCGGGTATTGATATGGCCAATAGGCAGCTATTCACAGTCGAAGAGGCGCGTCCGTTTCTCGACTTGGAGGATGACTCTGAGGACGACCTGATTTCGCTTATTATCGACAGCGTGACGCGGCAGATCGAGAACTACTGTAATTGCACCTTTGAGGTCGGCGGGGTGACGTACAGCGAGACGTACGACGGCAACAATGGCGTGACGCTGTACCTAAACCATGCGCCGATTATCTCCGTATCGTCTGTGGTGATAACCGACTCCTCGGACGTTGCCGAGACCATTGCCGCCGCTGACTACAAAATCTATTCGTCTGTGGGCAAGATCGTCTTGACCGAAGGTGACACGTTTGTCTCCGGCGACCTGAATGTTGCCATAACCTACGTAGCCGGGGAATCGACATTGCCTCCTGATGTAAAGTTTGCCGGTCTCAAGCTGGCACGGTGGTACAAGCGCAAGTGGACGGACAACCGGGACGGCATATCATCGGTGACGGTCGAGGGGCAGACGACCAGTTATGAAACGGGCATCCCGGAGGACATTAAGCGGATGCTCAACCAGTATCGCGTTCCGGCGTTCGGGTGAGTGGGAATGTGTTCGATCTCAAATTGTCAATCGACGGGAATAAGCGGGGGTCGATCAAACTCGCTAAGTTTGGGCGTGAGAAAATCCCGAACCTCAAACGCGGGATCGACCGGGGTACGTCGCGGCTCGAACGCACGATCAAAGAGAAAAAGCTGTCGGGGCAGGTGTTGAATGTACGGACTGGATTGCTGCGATCCTCATGGCATACTACTCCAGCGCGGTATCAGCCGGGAGTTGGAGTGTCCGGGCAGGTCGGAACCAATGTCAAATACGCGCGGGTGCATGAATATGGCATGGTCATCAAAGCCAAAAACTTTCCTTTCATGCGGTTTCGCACCGCTGACGGGGCCTGGCATATGGTAAAGCAAGTTACCATTCCCGCGCGCCCGTCCGCGGGCCCGGCCATGCGCGAGGACCGGGATGCGATTGCCAGTGACATTATCGCCGAAATGATGAGGCCGCTTAAATGAGTGTCAGGGATACCATACTCGCCAACCTGGAAACTGCGCTGCAATCTGTCTCCGGGGTAAGCAAGGTTAGCCGGGACTTCAAGGAATATCCCTGCCCGAGCGCAACGTGGTATCCGGCGCTTTTCATTGCCGATGACGGCGGGGATGAAATAACCAACTACTGCGACAACAGTAAGGCGCAATGCACGATGCTTATTCTTGTTGCCGGGTATTATCATCGGGCGGCAAACCTGTCGGCGGGGTTTAATGAGTTCCTCGAAAACACGATCAATGCGATTTATGCGCCGGTCTCGCTCGGCTCGTACGCGCGGGACTGCACTATCGTTTCGGTAAACCCGATTGTGACGATCCCGTCGGAGAACGCGGCATTGTTCTATATGCACTTGGCAATCAAATACTGGCGGACGCTGGGGGCATAATGGCGGAAATTTATAAGGCGGCGCAAAGCACCATCATGGAGACGGCGCGGGATACGCTCAAGACCGCGCTGGATGCGATTGTCTGGACGGATATTTCCCCGGCGATATCGTACGTCTACGACAACCACCGTATCGCCGATATGTCGTTTAACGCCGTCTCGCTGGAGATTGCCGGAGTTGAGAAGGAATTTACCGGGCAGCAGTCGGCGCCGTCCGGGCCGATCATCAACTACTGGCTGCAGACAGAACTGCGAATCCATACCGCGGTGGCCGGGCGGCACAACGATTATGACGTGTTCATGCGGCTGGCAAATTCATTGCAGAATTTTATTGCCGAGAAAAACCATCTCGGGACACACGTAAACGGACAAATGGTCATCGGCCGGCAAGGGATTATCACTCCCGGCCAGACGTTCGAGGAATCGGACACCGTTGGCGGGACGCTGTCCTTTGCAATTTTGTGGACAGGAAAACATACGCAGGTGTGATATGCGGGTGAGAATAATCGACGGGAAAACGTTGCCGCGCTGGACGGTCGCGCTCGATATGAGCGGGCAGGAATGTACGCGGATGGATTACAGCGCCATCCAGCATGGCGAAGTCCGCAACATCGATAATCAATTTGCCTTGTGGCTGATTGCCCAGGGCTACTGTGAGCATAGACACGAGGAGTCAGAATAATGGTCTACGACATTTACACCCGGCATGAATCGCGGATCGGGTTCAAGGAGCAGGCGACCTGGGGGACTGCGGCGGTGGTCGGGGACGCCTTCAAGGAGCTGCCTAACGATCCGGGGGCGGTATTTAACAAGGACGTGAAGCTACGGCGCCCGAACCGGTCATATGCCAGCACGCTCGGCGGACAGCGTATGCCCGATATCCGCGACGTGCAGAACGACACTAAGGGGGCGGCCCCGACGGTCACGACCAGCGGCGACGTGCGGCTGGCCGATTTCGGCGAAATCCTCTACCTGACAATGCAGGGCGTGACTGAGGACGGGACGACGCCGTTTGAAAAGCAGTTTGAATTTCCGGCGACACAACCGGACTTTACCGCGAACGAGGGGATGTTCGGCTCGGTCTGTCGTCGGGAAACTCTCGCATCACAATCAGAGTTGCTCGGAGATTCTATTATCCGCTCTGCGACTTTTACAGTCCATCCCGAGAACGATGAGGGGCGGCTGCATTATTCAGCCGAGCATGTTGGGAGAGGGCCGATAACAGAAATTTTCAATCCGAGCGGGACTTGGACACGGGCAGCGGAGACGTTCTTCTATTTCCACAATATCGGCGGCGTGTTGCTCGACGCGGTTGACATTGATATCTTTTCAATGGAATTGACGATTAGCAACAATGCCATACCTGTAGGTGTGGAAGTCGGCGGGACCGGCAAGTTCAAGTCGTTTGCTCTGCCGAAATACACGGCGACCGCCAAAATCAATATGCTCTACACTGCTGCCACTGAAGTCTGGATGCGATCATTTTACAACTCCGGCACACAAACTACGTTCCGCATTTATTGGGGCAATGCGGTCCCGGCGGCGACCGGCGACCTGCGGATTGACATGAGTTCCGTTGTGACCGCCGCGCCGCGCATTCTCGGCGATGTCCACCAGATTGAGTTGTCGCTCGAATGCGTGACCGATGTTGTGACCAGCGGCGAGGATTCCGACGATCACGGTCTGGTCATCCAACTATGCGACGCTGTAGACCGGGGGTGGTAAGATGATGCGATTGATCGATCCAAAGGGGACTCACGTTTTCATCCCCGAGAGCGAAAAGGGGGCCGACAAACCGACGACGTTTCACGTCCGGCCGATGACACTGCGGCAATCCGTTAAGATCGCCGAGGCCGCGCGCCAGTCACGCGACGGCGGACAGACAATCCCGATTGACGCCATTTATGAGTTGGTGTCCGGGACGGTGGTCAAGATTGAAAACGGTTTGCCGGGGCTGGACGAAACCGACGTGGCGGCGTTTCTCGACGCCTGTTCGACGCCGGAGGCGATTGGCGTGGTCTTCGACCTGTTTCGATTCATTCAGAATCTATCAACTCTGGACGAGGCCGAACGGGGAAACTGACGATGCTGGTACGGTACGCTGATATGGTGCGCAATTCAAAATCGGCGAAGAGGCGGGACTGCGCCTCGTGCGACCGCGAGCATAGCAAATGCCTGCTGAGCGGGAAGCCGTTCGATGTGGCCCTTCCGGGGCGTCCGGGGCTGGGCCGCTTCACCGTGCGCGACCGGGCGGATATTCCGGCGATGATTACCTGGGCGCGCCGGAATGACGCCCATGCGGATCTGCCGGAGTTTGCAATCATCCGGGAGTTGGGTATTTGCCCGCTGCCGCTGTTTACCACGCTGAGCGCGGAGTGTATGCGGCTGTACCAGCACTGCCAGGCGACGAATGATTTCTCTATTGTCGAGGGAAAATACTACGACCAGCCGGCGTTTTACATGGAGTCGATGCATTTGATTGCGGCGGAAGAGGCGGTGATACGTTCCGAGAAGCAGGAGGGAGACAATGGCTAAATATGCCGAGGATTTTGAACTGCGGATCGGGGCAACGGATAAGACGGCAGGGGCTATCTCCAGCGTGCAACGGTCACTGGTGAAAATGGCTGCAGGGCTTGTCTCGGTAACGGCGGCAGCTACCGCGCTAAAATTCGCGTTCGGCGCTGCGATGGAAAGCGAGGCGGCCTTTAACGATCTGGCGGCGGCGGTGAAGCGCGCGGGTGCGTCGTGGAAGGCCGAGGAAAAATCACTCCGGGCCTTCACAACGCAGATGCAGATGCTTACGGCCACATCGGACGAATTGTCGGCGAGGTCACTACAATTGCTGCTTGATTATGGAATGAACATCAGTACGGCCATGCGCACGATGACCACTGCCGCCGATCTTGCCGCCGCGCGAAGTATTGATTTGAAAACCGCAGTTGATCTTCTTGGCAAAGCATACGTCGGGTTCACCGGGACATTGACTCGCTACGGCATTATCATCGACCAAACAATGTCACAATCTGAAAAGTTTGAGTCGGTCATGAAAAAGATTAACGAGACGATGGGGGGGGCTGCTGCCGAAAAGATGAAGGCGACGATCAGTCAATGGCAATTATTTAAGGAATTAATTGGTGATCTTGCAGAAAGTGCTGGGTCGGTAGCGACGGGGCCTGCAAATACCGGCTTAAAAAAATGGAATGATTTACTTTTTGCGATCAATAATGTTTCAGGTGGTTTAGAAAAATTGAATATAATCATGTTCGCTGTTTTGGATAAGGTAATTACAGGAGGCATTGATTTTGAAAAATATGTGCAGCGGGTAAAAGATGAACAGCAAGCTCTTTTGGAAAAGGCAGAAGTCCAGCGGTTAGAAATCGAACTGCGTCAATTGAACGGCGAAGTCATCATGACCGCCGAGCAGGGTCTTGCACGGTTCAAACAACTTATCGGAGAAGAAAAAACTGAGACGCAAAAACTGATCGAGGAATTGCGGGCAAAAATTGCCCTACGAAAACAAGAGATTGCGGCCATCGATGATTATACGAAAAAACAGCAGGCCATGAATGTCGCTTTGGGGATCGAGGCAAGAGAGCGACATATTGGAACACCAGGACAACGGACCGGCCCAGCCATTTATGGATATGGCGAATTGGGAAATATGCATCAATACATTAATCAGGCAGCCGATGCCCTCGGCGAGGTGGAAGAAAAATTTAAAGATATCGACTATGCAACTCAGTCCTTTGCCGCATCCATCCAATCGGCTTTTGCCAGTCTCGGCGACGGCATTGTGGATATCCTTTGGGGTGTCGAGGACGCCTGGGATAACATCCTGAAGAATATGCTACAGGCATTCACGCGCACGCTGGCGCAAATGGCGATGAAGTACGCGGCCGCCTCGTTTCTCAATGTCCTGTTCCCCGGCGCGGGATTCCTGACTTCGGGACTCGGCCTGCTCGGCAAGACAGCGCCGGAGACTGCGACCAATGCGAAAATCACGCTCAATTTTAACGGCGATATCATTGGCGAAGAGTCCTACGTGCGCGAGCGCATGATCCCGCTGATCGAGGGCGCGTCCCGGCGCGGGTTCTCCGCCATTGCCTTGAAGGGATATTGATCGTGGCTGCTATTGGTACACGGTTCTGGTGTCCGACGACGTACCGGTCAAGGATGATCCTGACTGAGGCGACGCCGTTTAAGGGCAGTGAGCATGACCTGCTGGACTATAACCCGGCCACGTCGTATATCAGCGCGGCCAAGACGACCAATACCGGCTACATTGATTATGACGTAAAAAACGATTTCAATTTCAATCAGTCGTTTATGGCGGCGTTCTTCCTCAACACTCACAATTACACTAACGACCTGGGCTTTCAAATATGGCGGTCGAACGATTACAATAATTGGGGCAGTGTGATTTATACGGATACTCTGGTGCGGAGCACCTACAGCTTTCCTTTGTTGCTTTGCGACCTGTCCGGGCTGTCGGTTCCCGTCCCCTATATGCGATATTGGAAATACTACTGCTGGAACAACTACAGTCAGACGATTGACCTGGCTATGATTATGCTGGGCCGTATTTGGGACTTGGCGCCGCGTTGGGATTGGGGATCACCGGAAGGAACTGGATACCGCAACCTGGGGACGACGACGTTCTCCGGGCGCAAGACGATCCGCCTCGGCAATGAGAACGGGCTGTTTGTCGCCGACCGCTCGTACGAGTATATTTCGACCACGGACATGGATAAAATCCGTGGGGCCTGGGACGACACGAAGGGTGGGGCCTATCCGATGGTCATCACCGACGATATCCCTTCATCCGGCTGGAACGCGCATAGCGCAACGTGTAATTCCAGCACGTCGCGGCTGGTGCGGTTCAACCATGAGCCGGACAGTAACGGCCTCGTGCGCCTGGGCGAGGTGCAGGTACAAAACGGATTATGGAATGTAACGATCCACCTGGCTGAGGTCGCATGGCCGGGCAATGGGATAATCGAGTAAGCGATGCTGACGACAACTGGTGACTATAACGAATATGCGCGGCGCACTGTTGGCGGTGCGGTGTATGTGGTTACAATTCAATCTGCTTCTGGCATGTATGCGTTTGCTGATAGAGTAATTGCCAATTCCAGCGATACATTCACTGTGGATGTGCTTGATTTAATTGTTGGGGATGTTGTTATTTCAGAAAAATGTGATATCATAAGCCGCACATGGGCTGATGCTGAGGCGACGTTTACCATAGATAACAGTCCTTTTTTTAGAGCTTCATCGTCGGCGGACGACGGGCGGCTGTTACGTCCATCGGATGTTTTGGGTGACTGTTATCAAAGGTCGTGCGCGATATATTTATTAATTGGCGGGATAAGCGCGAGTGTCATCACGTTGTTCTCCGGGGTGATTAGTGAATATCCGGCAATAGATGAATCTGAGATGCAGTTTGTTGCTACGGTAAATGCAGCGGCATTAAACAAAAAAGTCCCGACCACGGTAATAACAAAGGCAACCTACCCCAATGCTCCCGTGTATTCGATCAACCGTACAATGCCCCGCGTGTATGGGTATTTTTCGGAAGAGCAGTTTCTTAATCACGGCGGGTTAATTCCTTGTGAGCAGATCGATACCAATAAATGGGCGGTCTGCAGCTCCGGTCAGGGATTCAACAGCATTGATGCGGTTTGGGTTTACTGTGATGGGTTAGGGATGTGGGTCAAACTCTATGATGATTACACAACGTATTTATCGCCGACAGGTGTTAGTTGGGTGCGGCTGGATTATATCTATCCGAAGGCATATGCTTACATCTATCCCGATTCCGGGGTCGATAATAATACTGACACGCTGCCGAATACATTGTCGCCGAATATAACAGATCATCGTGGTCTGTATCTCCAGCCGGACGGCTATCAGACATACTATTCCATGACTGCCGGGAAAGGGCCTGGGATATCGACGACCGGCACAAAGGCGGCCCGGATCATTTTGCTTTGGACAAAAGTTTTTGAAAAAGATGACAACAGCGCCACTCTTTACGGGACAAAGATCGGACAGATTATAACGCCGACATCTGAAACCGATTTAGAAAATACGGCAGCTTTAGAGTATCATTTCCATTTTGCAACAGGGAAATCAAATGCGGACAACGGTACGTATGGGATGCAATTCTATACAGCATACTCTGCTGGGGTGTCTACCGCAAGTAACTTGTGGGAGGAGATATCTATTCAGCGGGCGCACGTTGTTGATGCCGGGACTGTCTATTGGAAGCGGACATATCTTGACACATACCATTCAGCGCAGGATTTGGCCGAGCAATTACGCTGGCATTTTGGCGACGGTATGGTTGACAGTGCATGGTACGGTAATGCTTACGGGGTCGTATTTGCCTTTCAGGTTGCGGAAGCAGCATCAGACGGTACTGAGATTGGTCGGCTCTATGAAGCGCGGCTGCGCATACCATTTCGGATGAAGCTCGGTGCGCATCCATTCCCAATAATGGTTGGGCCGTACTATAAGTACAATGAGAATATCCGCGTTGCTGTAGAGTGTTCCGGGGTGAAATACTCTGCTTCTATGTTAAATGCTCCGCGACTTAATCCGAGCGGCCATACGACAAGCGAGGTGATAACGTCGCCGATATATATTATTGAGGATATTCTCAAGAACGTGTGCAGTATGACGTATGATACCGCGTCATTTGACAACGCCGAAACATACCTGCCGGTGATTAATGGTTCGGCCCCGCGACGCATGTGCGCGCACATGGCGGTGCTACACGGGGAAAAGCAGAAGACGGCAAAGGAGTATATTATCGAACTGTTGCGGCAAATCCCTTACTCTATGACCGTTAACGCTATCGGACGCCCGCGAATGATGACCATGACGGGGAACGCATTTCTGTATACAACGGCAACAGAAATTGCCGCCGCAGATATTGACCCGGCATCGTTCATGATCGCCAAGACACCAAGTAGCGACGTGATCAATTCTCTTACCGTATCGCATATGCGGCGACCGCACGACGGACAAATGTCTTTTGTTCACACGCTCGATGATACGTCAAGTCAGTCAACCTATGGGATTCGGCAAATGGAGGGCGAGCTTGAGTGTGATTACATCGGCGGCGGTGGGAGTTATTACAACGATTTTCTTTCGGCGACGGTGTTTAGAAATTGGTTGACTGATAAGCTGTTGTCATATTACAAGCACGGCAAATTTTTCTCTGCACCCAAGTACATCGTCGGCATGTTCCTCCCCGGCTGTAAGTGGATGCACCTGGAACTTGGGGACTATATTAAGATCGACCCGGCGATGGATGAGCACATGAAGTTGTTCGGCGTGTCGTGGGGGGACACGACGCATGACGCGAAGGCGTTTATGATCGTGGAGATCGTCAAAACTATACAGGGCGTGCGGATCGTCGCAATGGACCCGCTGGCCGATGTATAACCGAGGCCGCAGAAGGGGCAACGATGGGCGCAGAAGTAGTTGCAACGATCACCGTGGTTGTGTTTCTCCTGGGGATACTGATCGGGAACCAGGCGACGAAAGTCAATACGCTCAGTCTGACTTTGGACGGCAAGATCAATATGGTAAAGACCGATACGGACAAGCGCCTCTCGCAAGTCGAGGCGGATATGAAGGAATATCGGGGCAACATGGCGGCAATGGCTGCCGACATCCGGGAAATTAAAACGCTGGTCAGCCGGGAGTACAAAACATGAACCCGCAGCAAAAGAAAACAAGCTTAAACCTGAATTGGGTAGCGACCGGCTTGATAACGATACTGGTGTTTATCGGCGGGGCATTAATCAATGCGCAAAACAAGCTGGATGATAAGATGGACGCCAAGATCGACACGGTGAAAACTTTCCAAGACGCGAAGATTAAGGAATGCTTTACGGCGACAAAGGAGAACGCCGACAGCATTGTCGAGTTGAGGGTGGCGCAGGCGGAGATTCGGACTGAGATGAAGTATGCCAACGAGAAACTTGACCGGATATTGAACTACCTGGACATCCCGATTCCGCGACGGGTTCCGCCGGTGACCAATTTGCAGGGCCGGGCCAGTGCGGTAGATAGTACAGGAGATTCGATGCGATGAAGTGGTGTCTCACAATTCTCCTCTTGTTGTTCGCGGTCGAGGCGTGGGCGCAAGACCTTACGCCGTCGATCAATACCACGTCCTACGTCTGTGGGGCTGACGGTAGTTGGGATGACGGCTACTGTTGGGATATGCTGGATATTGTGGAGCAGTATATCGGCTGGTCGGATGGTTCGTTGAATTGTTCGACCGATCCCGATTGGGCCGATTCTGTTCGGGCGCACGGGGCCGGGATCAGGATGTACAACTACGCGACGATCAAGGGGGCGTGGGCGCAACGATATGGGGACACGTCAGGATATTCCGTGGGCCGGTTGTTGTTTTTCCCGGCGACCATGCTCTATAATATCTGTGCCCGCCGCTGGCCGGACTCGGCGGGGAATATGTATGAGCGACTCCACGAACATTATCAGGACAGCGTTGTATTTATTCATGGCGCAAATTACGTCCTATGCCCTCCGGCCGATGAAGATGCCGACGGTTTGATTGAAGCCGTGGACAGTTGTGCGCGAGTGATTTATTACATCAACGAGTATGCGTACAGCGCGGAGGAAGTCGGCTACCGGGGAACAACCTGCAAAAAGGCGACGGGCAAGGGGCGCGTTCTCTATGCCATGAATGAGCCGTGGCAGCGGGAAGTCATTGCGGAGTATTTTCAATTCGCCTGCACGACGACCAGCGTGACGTTCTATTGTGATGGTGGGCCGCCGTACGACATTTATCTGGACAATGCCGACCATGGCAACTCGCAAGTCCGGGGACGGCAGGACGACGCCAGCGGGGATCAGTTGGGGTCAATCGCTTCGAGTTGGGAAGCTCCCGACGACAGCAACGATATTGCCACTGGCGATGACTGCAACTGGTCGCCGTGGAAACACCAGCAGATGATGATTACTCTACAGGTGATCCGCGATTCAGTTGAATCAATCGGTCATCGGCTGTCAATCAATGTCGTGTACGGTACGCCATTGTCATACTACTACGACGTAGATACCGGGAGCGGTAACCTGTTCAACCCGGCGCGAATCCAGTTGAATGAGGAACGCATGGGCAGTTACGGGATAATGACTGCAAATAATTATGCCGGGTTATATCTGCCGACGCGGGTTGCCGACATAGAATCATGCGCGGCCAAAAACATCCCCGTCAATTGGGATTCGTGGAATATCGTTTATACCGGGACGGCCAGCACGGAGCCGACCGTGCCGACCGGGTTCACCGGGATCGCCGAGTACATGAATTACAATTCAATGTGCGCCTACTATCTGGCAAAACCACAGGCGACTGCCGACGACACGTTGTTTTGGATGTCGTTTAACGTGTCGTCATGTTCGGTGTGTGACCCTGTGACGTTGTGGTCGGGGGGCCACTGGTCGGACGCGATGGGGATAGATGTTGGCGTTCCTGATGCGCCGATGTTCACGGCATATACCGGGCCATGCGATGACGGGGTTGCTCGCGGGGTAGAACCGGACTTGACCCGCATCTTCCGCCGGGATTATAACGATACCGGCTTTATGGTCTTATACCAGCCGTGCTGGGAATACTCCGATCATCCATATAACGTTCTCGGCGATTCGGTCTATGTGACGTATGACCCGCTGGACGTGGATACGATGTGGATGTTGCTCGGCGACGGGACGTATAGCGATCCGATGCTGTCGGTTGACCTGCCTATTGGCTGCGGGGTCGTGCTGTTGACTTCGGGGAGCAACGGCTATGTGCCGGAAGAATCCGGGGTGACGGCGGTTGTGTTCGGCGGGACCGGGGCGGATTCGTCACTACTGGATGACGGGTTTATCAGTTATTTCGAGCAGGATTCACTCTATGGGATAGATACCCTGGGCAATTACTTACGGATGTACGCCCACAACGACGTATACCCGCCGCCGTTACACGTCTCTTTATTGATTCCAGATTTGACGACGCTCCGGGCAATTGACGACACCCTCGACCGGGCCGTGTGGTATGGTTACTTCCCGTCGGGACAAGTGAGCGCCGGGGATTATTTCACGGCGTACTGTCTTGAGACTGATATCACCTGGGACAATGTGACGTTTCCTTCTCGCAATCGGCCAAAGTCGGGATCGTATTGGGCAGGCGGCGGAGACTTTTCCTATCTCGATTTGGCGGGGGGCGACGATACGGCAGACTTCGACATGAACATCTCCATGCCGTGTAGTGATTCGCTTGTGATAACCGGGCTGATGCAAAAGCTGAAGGATTCGACAACCTACGAGGGAATAGTATTTTGGATGCAGGACGATGATGCTTACAATTATATTTATTCACGTCAGGTTGAACATCCCGACACGCCGGATTCAATCGTTGTCTGGTACAGCGCGGATGAAACGACTTCCCGCAAGGTGAGGGTGCGGCGATGAAGAAGCTCTTGCTGCTGTTGTTCCTGCTGGTGCCGTCGGTCGCCGGGGCGGAGGTGTTCGGGAAGCAGACCGTGGAAACTGCCGGGCGATTGTCGATTGAAGCGACAACGTGTTGGGGATCGTTTCATTGGTATGATGCTTCAGGTAAGCAGCTTGACAGCTTGACCGTTTACATACAGAACGAGAGCGTGGCGCGGAATATTCGCGTTGCTTTATTCAAGCGGACTTCTTCGACGACGTGGACGCTGGTTGACTCCGCTATTGAGAAAAGCGTTCCGGTTGATACTGATTGGGTTTCATTCCCGGCAGTCAACAATGCGATATTAGAAAACGGTTGTTATCGTATTCAAGCATGGGCACAAGCGGGGACAAACGGTATCTACGTTGTCTATGGCACGGGGTCGGCTTTAACAGACTCGGTGACGAGTGTCGCATTCAGTGGGTATGATGGATATAACTGGCCTGCTACGTTGTCCGTTGGCACGCCGTATTATTACGACATTTCAGCATACGCAACAATATCAGTTCCGCCGGAAGGATCAACGAGTTCACGTCGTCGTCGGATAATCGGAGGTTCACAATGAACGAGTATACAAAGGTCAAAATAATCATCGCCGTTTTGATTACGGGGATATTGCTGTGTGTCTTGCCGTTTGCCTGCAATCAGGCAAGGGCCGGAATCCATAACAACAGTGCGGCAGATTCAGGGGAAGATACTGTTACGGTGACTTTCTCCCTGTTGGATACATTGGGCCAACCGACACTTGCGGTAACGGGTGATTCTGCAATCATCTTTTACTTGAATCCCACGGGGGCAAAAAGCGACTCTATGAGAATAGATATTGCCGCCAGCGCAACGACGACGAAAACACTTCTCGGCGGAAAAACAATTATTACGTATACCTATCCTCAATTGGTCGCTAATATTGATGATATTTGTGCGACTTGCAATGGTGTGTGGCGGTGGAAGGTATATGCCATTGACGAAGATTTAGATTTGGTGAGCTATTTTACCGACGAGTTCCAAGTCAACACAGGGTGGAATTTATCCGACTCGGCCATTGTTGACGGGTCGAGTTTTGCGTCATTGGACAACGCGATTGACGTGGGAGTCCTTGCTCAAAACTGTATCGGCACAGACGAAACAGGAGCGGGTTGTATAGATAGCTTCGCAATATCCTTCAACGCAAAGGTGGCCCTTGCCAATTTTATTTTTGGCTTTAACGACACCACGAAATTAGACACGTCTAAATTTGGTGCGTGGTTAAAGACAAACATCGGTACGCCGGGGCAAATATGGGGAGCGAACGACACCGGGGTCGTGGACACATCCAAGATCGGCGCTTGGCTGAAAACAAACATCGGGACTCCGGGGCAGATATTCGGCACAAACGACACGTCGATCATCGACACGTCGAAACTCGGAGAATGGTTGGCATCGAATATGTCTATCGATACCGATGAGTTGACCGCCAAGGTCGATACCAACGTGTGGGAAACAAAGCAGGTTTACAACACTCTCTCCGCCGAGGACTGGACGAATCACTTTTTCCAGTACGACGACGGGATATTGTTCTCCAACTGCGATACGATTACCGACTGGACATTTGAGCATGGCGGCAACGGGCGCATTGACGAAGAATACACCTTCAAAAAAGAAGGTGACGCCGGGGTCCATATCTGGACTGGCGACGGCGACACGGCGGTAATTTATACCACGTTGCCGACGTACTCGACAGGACGCCCACGGATACCGCACTTGTCAAATATCACCTTTGATTTGTACATCGACACGAATACCTTCTATCGGTCGCCGCGCTGCGTGAGCTACGCTGACAGCGCGTCAAGTCTACATTATCTCAAAGTGATGCTGAGCCGCAATCTTGAGGACGGGCCGTTCAACACGACGACCGGCGGGTTTATGCAATACCTATTCCTCGATCAATCACTTGTTTCCGGTTGGCAGACTGTGACGGTGCCGGTACAGGGCATGGCTGAAATCGGTGACGCGGATTCATGCGATATTGATTTGGCGAATAAATATATCGGGTTCGAGGTCGGTGTTGATGGTGCTGGTGATTCGGTTTCAATCGTCATTGACAATATCAGGTTCAATGAGCGCGGACGAGCTAAGGTGATCTTCCGTTATGATGACGGCCTGATAAGTCAGTATACTCGTGCTTGGCCGTTGCATCGGAAATATCACCAGCGGGCAGCGTTTGCCGTGCGCGGCAATGACATATTGGGTGTTGGCGCAACAGACATGCACAAAGCCGAATTGGATGAAATTTATGCTGGCGGCAATGATATCATCAACCACGGGTGGAACGCACTGGCGCTTATCGACGTGACAGATTCCACTGCGCGGATTGGAATTGACAAGGGGCAGCAGGTATTGCTTGATCTTGGCTACCCTCGTGGGGCGGGAGTATTCGCGCACGCGTCAAATTCGATTGACACTATCGGGCTGAGGATCGTAAAGGAAAATCACCAGTTTGCTTGTGGCGGGCGGAACTCAATTCACCGGGGGCACGTTGATGTTATCACCGACCCGACCGCCGATGAATTGTACAACTTCCCATACGTGTATATGGAGTATTCTGAGTCGGAAACAATGGACAGATACCGCCGGATGATTGACACGGCGATCATGCAGGGGAGCTTGTTGATCTTGTCCATGCACGACATTTGCAGTGCGGACAGTGCCAACGGGTCAGATGGTGCAGATATTTCAACGAACGTCGATTCGCTTGACGCCTTGTTGAGTTACGTCTATGACCTCCGGGCCAGCATCGACGTGACGACGTTCTCCGAGTATTTCAGTCACCAGCGTACATGGTCGGCGCAGTTGAATACCATTGAGGATAACACAGATGAACTGAAGGACTCTGTGAAAACCCTCGACAACTGGATATGGGCGTTACGTGATTCGCTTGCTCTGGCCTACGCCGACCTCGACGCGATAGCCGATGGTGAAGTTGCTGACGGCGCATTGGATTTCGGCGGGGAGATTGACACTACCGGTCTGGGCGCGGCACCGTGGGCGCACGGCACGAAGGCCCTGACTGATAAATCCGGGTTCGCCCTGACCACCCAGGACTGGACGACCGATGCGGACTTGTTTTTGACTGCTGCCGGGGAAGATTCACTCTCGGTCCTTGTGAATAAGTTGATCTTACAATTGGACAGCGATTCCTTGCAAACATTGATGCAGGCGGTTATTGCCGGGGCGATTGCCGGAGATTCCGATGGGACGGCAATTCAGCGGCTTGCTTGGCTATGCCAGCAGGAGTATATCGACAGTGCAGGTCTTGTGGCCGGGGTGTGGGATGTAGATTCCTCGGCAGCGTTTGTCCTTGCCGGGGGAACAACGGCGACACTGTTGACACGGGCGGCAGCAGGGGGGGCGGCGGCATCATCACCCTGGACGGTTGCTGGTGTTGATTCGATGATTGATATGTCGCTCGTTGTTGCAAAAGAGGCATCGGTAACGGCAGTACGCGATTCAATGGACGAAGCGGCGCAAGTTGCCGACGTGTCCGCTCTCGCGCTCGAAGCGTCCATAACCGCCATCCGAGATAGTTTGGACGAATGTGTGACCGCAGATGTTTCCGCTCTCGCGCTTGAGGCCAGTGTGACGGCTGTTCGGGACAGCATGGATGAGGCCGCACAGGTAGCGACCGGCTTCTCCACTCACTCGGCGGCTGACGTGTGGGCGGTCGGGACGCGGACGTTGACCGCACTCGATGAGGACGCGACGACCATTGACTTGAATGCGACGGCTGTTGGGTCGGTGGCTGGCGGCGTTGGGTCGGTGACGGGGAGCGTCTTGGGTAATGTCAATGGGTCGGTCGGATCGGTGACGGGGAATGTAGGCGGATCAGTCGCGTCGGTAACCGGAGCGGTTGGTTCCGTGACCGGAAATGTCGGCGGAAACGTAACCGGTTCCGTTGGGTCAGTTGTTGCAGCAGTTAATGTCGGATCGGTCAGTGGCAGCACACCGGCAGCGGATACTCTCGAATTGCGGATGTTGCGCAAGGCGCCGATATCCGGCGTAACCGAAGGAGTTGATCTTAAAGTTGCTTCCCCCGGATATGTTGGTGTAAATTGGGGAGATATCTATCTGCCGTCGTCCACAGTTTCTTTATCAAACACAACAATAAAGGCGGTGGCCGAATTGTCCGCAACGTATCATCCTGGAGCAATTGCGGCCCACGTGCACGATACTCTAAATGCTCGCGCCGATGTCCCGGTGAATGCTACGCAAATCAGCGGCAGTGCTGCGGCGGCGGATTCGGTTGAGCGTCAAATTCTTACCGGCAGAATTTTGGCCGACGTAAAGGCCCTCGACGGTGACACGCTATCACTCGAAGATTTGAAGGATTTCGCCGACGACGGCTATGACCCGGCGGGCGATACGGTGCATACCGACATTGCGCTGGCCGGGAGTCTGATTATCAGCGACGCTGATATGGGCCACGTTGCCGATTCGGTCTGGCAGAAGAACCGAAATGACGTAACAAAAAATGATGGGATGTATGGGAAATTGCTGGACACCACCACCACGTCACGGGCAACGACCGGCACCAGTGTAACCGATGCAGATATGGTTGCCATTGCCGATACAATCCTCAATCGCAAGAGCTACCAGCAGACCGACACGACAACCGTCGGCGGTCGGATTCATGCGTTGGGCGATTCGTTAATCAGTCAGGAGTGGGCGACCGCTGGGGCAACCGACGTGAGCGACGGGGATATGATTGCCATTGCGGATACCGTGCTCGGCCGCAAGGCGCACCAAAAAACGGATACGTCTACCGTCGGCGGGATCATCCATGCCATAGGTGATTCACTTATCAGCCAAGAGTGGGCCACGTCCGGCGCGTCGGCGATCAGTGATGCAGACATTATTGCAATCGCCGATACTGTACTCAATCGCAAGAGTCATCAGCACGATGACACCACGACTATCGGCGGTAAAATTCACGCGATGGGCGACTCCCTGAGTACGCAACTATGGGCAGGGTCATCGTACGGCAGCGGGCTACAGGTGGACAGCATTTTCGTCTACGATTCATCCGGGACGGATACCCCGGTTCCCGGCGTTTCGGTCACGATCAAAAACGCGGGGATGACCGCCGACGTGGACTATGGGATCAACACCAATTCGTCGGGCTATGTGACCTACAACCTCAATGCCAGCACAGCGTACAAGGGCGTATGTGCGGCACCCGGATACACGTTCCCGGTCTCAAGTTTCACCACGGGGGCCGGGGCGACCAACAACGATACCGTTTGGGGGTACAATATCACCGTCAGCGCACCGGATGACGCCGATCTCAAACGGATTTACGGCTGGATCAAGGACCTGTCGGACAGGGCACTGTCCGGGGCGATTGTCTCGCTTTCCCTCGACGTGCCGCATGATTCGATCCCGTGCCTGACCGGGACGGGCGTCACGGTCTACCGCACGGCAGTCCTCGACACGACCGACGCCAACGGATACTGGCAGCTGGATATCTATCCGACCGACGCGCTCACTCCGGCGGCCTGTACCTATCAGTATCGGGCGACGTATAACAACGAGTATTTGCGGTGGCACAAGAAAACATTCTCGCCGACGGGGACAACATCACAACCGATCACGGACTATTGAGATGGGCGACCTGAGTAAAAACTTTGCGACCAGTGAGTTTCGCTGTCATTGCGGGTGTGAGCGGATGCAGGCCGATCCGCGCCTGCTGGCCGGGCTGGAGAAATTGCGCTCATTCATCCAGCGGCCGATCACAATCAACAGCGGGTTCCGTTGCCCGGCGCACAATGCAACTGTGGGTGGGGCGGCCAACAGTCAGCACGTGCTCGGGCGCGCGGCGGATATCACCGCTGAAAACTACACTCCATCGGAGCTATTTGTCGTCGCCGAGCACGTTCTCGAATTTCGCAATGGCGGGATCGGTATCTACCCGCTCGATGGATTTCTCCACGTCGATGTCCGGCAGGGGCGCGCGCGGTGGGGCTTGGATAAATTACTGAAAACGAAGGAGGTTTGAATGAGCAAACTCCCGACCGATTCAGTCACGTTGATCGGGCTGATTGTGGTCTGTGCCAGTTTCGTCATCCCGCTGTGCATGGGAGTGACGGTCGCAGACCTGAAGGAGCTGGGCTTGGTCCTCAGTCCAGTCATCACTGGTTTTTTCACCTACCGGGGGTCAAAAATGACGCAAAACGGCAACGGAACAAAACCGCAGGAGGTAAAGTGAAACCATTAAAGATCATCTTACTGGCCGCGATCCTGGCGGCCCTGATGTATCCCAACTGCATGGCGCAATGGGTTGCCGAACCGTCGGCGGTTGTCGGCGGCGCATTCATGGGCTTCGACCATAAAGTCCCCTACGGCGCGACGAAATACAGTTGGTTCGGTTTTTTCACGGCGGTCAAAACTGCCGAGGTCATCGACGGGCGTATCTGGTGGTACAACGGCATCCAATATGGCAACGCGATATACCCCGGCGCCGCGGATAATTGGGGCGGCAATGCCCGGCTGGTATTCAAGGGACGCTGGCCGGGATCGTATTTCTGGATCAGCTCCGGCTGGTATGATCACATTGCCGAAAAGGGAACTGATTACGAGTCCGGCCTGACGGTGTACGCCGGCGGATCCTACGATCTCGGCTCCGGGTTTAACCTGATGGGCGAGTACGGCTGGTCGGACCGGGGACCGGCGTTTCATTCCGAGGTCAAAATCGGCGTCGGTCTGGACGCCTGGGATTTGCTCAAAAAGAAAAAATGAGGTGAGCCATGAAATACGTTTTGATCGGGCTGATAATCGCGGCGGTGTTGATCGTGATCCGTGGCGCTGGCGGGGATGACCAGCCGCAGTTGTCGCAGCAGATTGAATTGCAGGGACCGCAGCAGGTAATGCAGCTCGTATTGATTCCCGACGGGGACGCCGTGCCGTTTTGCAGTCCGCTCCGGGGCTGTGTCGGAGGCCATTGGGAGCTGCTATGAGGGCACTGGTATTGTCCGGCGGCGGGGCGAAAGGCGCGTTCGAAGCCGGGGTATGTCTGGAGCTGGCCGCGGCCGGCCGGGACTACGACCTGATCGTCGGGGTTTCGACCGGCGCGCTGGCCGCAGTAGTGCTCGGCCAGGATACGTTTGCCGAGGCCGCCGAGCGGTTGCGCGCCCACTACCAGGCGATCCGGGGGCCGTCCGACGTATACCATTCCCGCTCGTTGTGGGGCAAAATCCGGGGCGGGCTATACTCCCCGGCGCCGCTCCGCAAAAAGATCGAGACCGAGGTTGCCCGTGGGAAATGGCAGCGGCAGGTGGCCGTGGGCGTGGTCGATATGCGATCGGGGGAATTTAAGACCGTCGGCCCGGACGATCCCTGTTTCGTCGATTATGTGCTGGCCTCGTGCAGTTTCCCGCCATATTTTCCGCCGGTTAAAATCTGGGGGCGGCCATACATGGACGGCGGCCTGCGCAATATCGCGCCGCTGGCAACGGCGATACAGGCCGGGGCGTCGTACGTGGATATGATTCTGGCGAGTCCGGCGACGGTCGACGAGTGGCCGGGGACCGGCTGGACGTGGGATATCGCGGGCCGGGCGATCACCGTCGCCGTCAACGAGGTCTACCGGGACGATATGACGTACAGCGGCTATGCGGATATCCTGAGGTACGAGCCGTCGGTCGCCGACTGGCGGCGGCTGTACGGCAACATCCCGTATATCGGCACGCTGGAGTTTGACCCGGCCCAGATACAGCGGGCGATTGAGTATGGCCGGATTGCCGGGCACAAAATTTTGAGCGTTTGACCTGCCCTGTGGTGGGGCAGCATCCTCCGTGGACACCCCGTCGGGCCGCATCCCCGACGGGGTTTTATTTTGCCCGGCGGCTGCGCCCGCTTGCGACTGCGCGACGATAATTTCCCCGGCGACCACAGGGCCAATAAAAAGATCGTCGCTGTACGGGCATTTCTCGCGGTTTTTGGGCTGGTCAACCGTTAAGGATTTCTTAATGGTTGCAAGTCTGTGCGTTGTAAATGCTTGGTGGGAAATTGAAAATAAATTGAAAAAATATTGAAAAAAAGCTTGACAAATGTTAAACTAATCGTATCTTGCGGTCGATAAAAATAGCAGGCCGCGGCAATAACGCCGGGGCAGAACGGGGGAAAAATGAACATCACAATCACAACCGAGCACTCGGCCAGTAGCTACGGCAAGCCGGTCATCCTGATCGACGGCGAGGTTGCCGATCAAACCGCAGGCGTGACCGCCGTGTACGAGGCGATCAAATGCGTGCCGATCGACGGTTTTTTGGGCCTGCCGACCACGCTGGCCGAGCAGCATGACCCGGCAGCGTATGTCAAGATGGCCAACGCGGCCTACGCGCAGTATGATAATTTACAAGCGGCGGTCCGTGCCCTTGCTCTCCGCCGTGGTGTTGCCCCAGAGGACGCCACTGCGGCCGATTTTTTGCTCATGGATTTTTTGGCGGCGATCTAACCCCGGCGACACAACGGCGGGGGTGGGTGTCCCCGGCGCCTGCCCCGCCGCGCCGGGAGAACATAGGAGAAAAAAAGATATGGGACTGAAATTTGATGGGCACTTGGTGAAAAACGGAAACTCGACCTACATCCTGTTGCCACAATGGCTGGTGCGGCAACTGGCAATCGACGCGGACACCATGTCGTTTGTCGGCGACGCGGCCCAGTGGGATTCCGGCGTGATTAATTTGCGGATATCCATTGTCTCCGACCCGCCGAAAACTGATGACGAAAAATGACAGCGGAAAACAACGACCGACGTTTTGAGAAAGGAGGCCCTCCCGAAAAACCAAACGTGCGCGGGAACAAACAACGAACCAAAGCCCTTTCTATTGTTGCATTGCAGAACCCATATCCCGCGCACCGAAATCATTCCCGGCCCGACGCCGGATCACGATAGGAGATAACATGCGCAACACAATCACGCACTGGTTGGATTTGCCGCCGAACAAACTCACAGCGGAACTCCGCAGGGCACTGGCGGAGAAGCTGCGGCTTTTCCGGCTGGAAAAGAAAAGAACGGAACGCAAAAAATAAACCCCGACCCGATTGCGGGGCCAGGGTAAGGAGAACTGAATGTCGAACGATAATAATGAAACCGGGCAGGACGTGTCAAGGCCAAAAACAAACGCCTACACGATTTATCTGGCGCGCGAACTGGCAGAATACCTGCCGCTCTCGCTACACGATTTATTGAATCAATTCGGCGCGGTGCAATTCCTGACTATGTGCCGACTGCACGACCGGCCTCTCGGCGACCTCGGCGGGCGGGACCTCGTCGGGTTTGCCGTCGATCACGGCGTGGACCTCCGGCAGGTGGTGGAGTGGAACGCGAAACTGATCGTCGAGACCTACGCGCCGGACGGCGTTCTGCCCGACGGCATGATCCTGAGCAATATCGCCTGCCTCGATGCGCGGGATTTTTGCGAGAGAGAATGATGGTCAACAAGGTCAAAAACTGGAGAGCATTGTACGAAACGGAGAAAAATATGATCGACATATTAAAACCAGCAGAATCGACAATGGCCTATCTCAAGGCGGGGCTGCTCGGATTCAATGGCAGCGGGAAGACATTCACCGCAAAAGAAATTGCCATCGGACTGCATGGGTACATCAAATCCACGAAGCCGATCTTCTTCATTGATACTGAGACGGGGTCTGATTTTATGATCCCGGCATTCAAACGGGCGGGAATTGAAATGCTGGTGGCGAAGACCCGCGCCTTTGCTGATGTTATCCAGATACTAAAAGACACTGACGGGCAGTGTGACATCGGTATTATTGATTCAATCACCCACGTCTGGCGGGAACTATGTGAAGCGTACAAGAAAAAGAAGCACACAAACCGTCTCTATTTTCAGCACTGGGCCGAACTGAAAGACGAATGGCAGCGGTTTACCGATCTCTACGTGAACTGCAATACACACCTCATTCTGTGCGGTCGTGCCGGGTATGAGTATGATTATTTTGAGAATGAGGAAGGCAAAAAAGAACTGATGAAAACCGGCACGAAGATGAAGGTCGAGACCGAATTTGGTTTTGAACCGTCGCTTTTGATCGAAATGGATAGGATGAAAAAAGCGACGCCTAAAAACCCTGAATTGAAGGGCTGGACACATCGAGCCACCATCTTGAAAGATCGTACTGACATGATCGACGGCGAGCAATTCGACGACCCGAAATTTGAGGTATTCCTGCCCCACATTACCAACTTGAATATCGGTGGAAAACATCTCGGCGTCGATATTGAACGCACGTCTGAGCGGGAATTTGACAACAACGGAAACACCGAGCGGCAGCGCCGAGTCAAGGACGTGGCAATTGCGCTCGAAGAAATCCAGGGGGAAATAACGTCAATGTTCCCCGGTACGACCAACGCCGAGAAGAAGGCAAAGATCGACTTGGTTGTTGCCCTGTTTGAAACCCGCAGTTGGACGGCTGTTGAGGGAAAAAGTCTCGAAGAATTGAAGGCCGGGTTGTCCGTCCTGAAACCGATTGCTGAAGCATACGGCAGAAGCCAAGTCGATGGAACGTACTCGCCGGAACTCTGGGTCGAATTACTGGTCGATGCTCGGGATAAGGTTGTCCTCGGACATCAGCAATTAGTGGAGGCAATGCAAAATGCCGAAACCGACAAAAACTGAGCAGTTTATCCTGGACACGCTGCGCCGGTATGGCAAGCCGGTATTCCGCGAGACGCTGGTCGGCTCGTGTCTTGCCGGATATGAGCGGATCCAAAATGCAATCGAAAAACTGATCGACAGCGGTATCATCGAAGAACGTAAAGGGATGATTTCCCGAAAGGAGTAAGGCGTGGGCAGAGAAAAAATGAAACTGGGGAAAACTGCGAGGGATACTATTTCAGGGTATGAGGGTGTTATTACAGCACTTGCCGAATACATGAACGGATGCCTCCGAGTGTGTATCACACCAAAGGGGTTAACATCTGAAGGAAAACCATGGGAAGGAGAGTATTTTGACTCGCGGCAGGTGGAAATTGTCGGCAGTTTCACTGACATTACCAATTCTACAAATGGTGAGGGGCCTATGGGCGATCCACCTGTCGAGCCACCGCCACGAAGAATACGAGAGGACAAGAAGCCAGATCGTAACTGGAAAATCCCCCGAAAGGAGTAACCAATGGACGTTAAGGCGATTATCGCGGCCGCCAAGCCGCCGAAAACCGAAAAAGCGCCGATGCATTTCACCGCTCCGCTTGAATTGAAACAGGAATTTGACCGGCTCTGTCAAGAGCAAGGCGCGGACAAGTCGCTATTGCTGGTCGGTATGGTCGAAACTCTGGTTGCGGCCATGAAGGGGATCGACGATTGACCAAGCGGAAACCAAAACTCCGGGGGACGTTGATCCCCCGGAGACCCGCCGGAGAGCCGGGAATCAACCTCTGCGCGATCAACAATAAGAACCGCGAGCAGACCGCGGTGTTGATCTAGACGAAGCTCGGCAAGGTCAAAGTGCGCTGCCGTATCTGCGGGGCCGAGGGGCCGCACCTGATACTGGCCGGGGCGGAGAACAAGAGCCGGTACTACTGCGAGAAAGCGCGGTGCCAGCGGGCGTATCGGAGAATAGAGAAACGGAGAGAGAGCAATGGACAAAGTTCACTTCCAGAAAATGAATGATGCGGAGTGGCATATTGTGATTAATGGGGAGCCGTTTATTCTCCGCCTCGGAAAGCCGCGACCCATCCCGCCGGACGAGTTCGATAAGGCGGTGGCGGAGAAATTCGCCGAATTAAAGATTCCATTTACCACCACGAAAAGGTTATGCAAGGCGGGGTATTGTTGTTTTGCCGCAGTTGAAATGGTCTCCGTGCGTTATGAGGCGATGCAGGAAATTATCTTAGCCGCCGCTAATCTCAAGAACGCATGGAAATTGCTCAAGGAGCAGGGGGAGTAACATGAGTTCAATTGGAGACCATGATGCGTTTCCGGCAACCGAGTCCGGTTGTGGGATGTCCTATCGTATGTGGCTGATCGGGCAGATATCGATTGCCACTGCTGCTAATCATCCGGGGCTACCCCCACCTCATTATGATGATGCGCAATATTGCCTCCGGTACGCCGATGCAATCATTGCCCGGCTGGACAAGGAAATAACTGCGGCCAACAAAGAGGATGCGCCAAATGCCGACTGACACGCAAGACCTGATTCTTGAGTTTGGTAAAAAACATCGGGGCGAGAGGGTACAGCGGGTCGTTGCCAGTTATCTGCTGTGGATGGTCAACGAGCTTGAACAGGAGAACCCGTGGCGAGCGATTGCTGAGGCCGAACTCAAGCGGCGCGGGACAGTATTGCCGCAGATAGATATTTCCGGCCATGCGATTGATCGGGCGTCGCTCAATCCAAAAGTGCGCGCAATCTGGCATGAAACGTCTAACCCGGATGAGGGGCTTCATGCGTGGCTGGTGCGTGCGGGGCAGGAAGCGCGGATCACCGGGCTTGTCGAAAAGCAAGGTGACGATGAAGTCGCCTACTATGGCGGGATCAAATGGGTGTTTGAACTCGGCAACAACTGGCCGACACTCAAGACCCTGATGCCGAAAGAACGGAGAGATACCGATGACCAGTAAACGAACCCTCGCCCTCGTGGTGATTATTGCATTCTTTTTCGGTGTATTGAGTTGCTGGCAATTTTTCTACTTCCATGTGCCTATATCTGTAAAAGAAAGAATTGTGCATATATTGGTGCAGGAGCCGTCAGATCGCTTACATCGTTTGTTGCTACAGTCGAAAGATTACACCTCTTACAAATCTTACAAAGAGCTTGGAACTTATCTGTTGGTTTCCGAAGATACAACAAAAATTTATGATTCTCCGTGCTGCGGAGATACGAGCATTGTCGTGACGGTCTGGTGTGATTCAGTATGGATAGTTGAAAATTGCGAAATTAATACAATCCAGAGGGGCCAGCATGACCACTAAGCGTGATATAAACCCGTTCGCCATTGCGCTGATCGTCTTTCTTTTCATTGTGGCGTTAATCCTGTGCCTGCATAGCGGCGCGCTGGATTTCGTGCCGGGTAGAGTAAGATAATGAAACGCAAGCAGGTCTGGCGGTACTACTGCGATTTTTGCGGTAAGGGCGGTTGTTCGGCGTCCAGCATGAGCCAACATGAAAAGCACTGCACGATGAACCCGAAACGCGATTGTCGCATGTGTGAAATAGCCGGGAATTACCAACAGCCAATGGCGGAATTGATTGCCTTGATCCCGAAGAATCACTTTGATTTTAACGACGCGGTACTTACCGCTCTGCGCGATGCCACCGAGAATTGCCCGGCCTGTATTCTTGCCGTACTGAGGCAATCGGGAATCACGGCAACGTATGCCGGCTTCCGCTATGATGAGGAATGTAAGCAGTTTTGGGCGGACATAAACGAGCGTGAAAGTAGAGAAGAATTTAGAGAAGATGTCTCCTATGAGTTACAATGTTTGGGAGAATGAGGTGACACTCAAGGGGCGGCTGCTGTGACCGCCGGAAGGGAAATGAACATGGAGAGTTTTGATCTTTTTAAGTCGATCTTGGAACATCATCGCGATCAATGGGAAGCGCATTGCCGGGATTGGATCGTTAAGCAAAGCGACGATGATATATTGACCTTCACAAAATATCTGATGGATATGACGAGGGACGGCGCTGACATAAAGATGTTGTCCGGGTATTTTGCTTTATTGGGATTGGTCTCGGCGTGGGTTCATGCGACAGATTCCGAGGTGTCTGAATGAGTCATAAAGTGCGAAAGGCCATTGATTGGCAGAAATATAGGGTACGTCAGTGCCTGACACTCCACCATTGCGAAATCTGCAAAGGCGAAATCAAATACAATCAGCACTACTACGATGGTGGATATGATCGGCGTGCCCATATTTCGTGTGTTGATTTTTCTCCCGCTGTGACCGCCGGAAGGAGTGAGTGATGGATAAGTGGATTGAGGAATTTGGTAATCACTATGCGGAATTATTAAGACTTGAAATCTCCAAGCCATTATCGGAGAACTTGGAGATATTACATGCTCGAGGTTGCCCCGCGCACCTTGCCGTCAAAGCGGCGGCGGAAAGGAACAACGTCAGTATGGAACGCATCATCGAAGTGATTGACCGGTTGAGTGTGTGTGACGTAATTGAAGCAACAGATTTTTAATGGTGAAGTGATGCCAAACTGTCCGAATTGTATAGCGCGGAACGATGACTCGGATTGCGAATTTGACGGGCCGTTCAAACACGAACCACTTATCAAGCACGGCAACTCGCAACTATGGTGTCCAGTTTGCAAAACAGCATGGGATGACTGGCCGAAGTGGCCGCTAAAAATTAGACGGGCAATCAAAAAGTTAAAGGAGGCCAACGATGACAAGTGAAGTCAAGCCGTGCCCAATATGTGAATCACCATGCCACAGAATGTCCGGCGGTCAATTTGGCTGTGATGGGATTGAGTGTTCGTGGTGTGGGTATAAAATAGAGGAGCAAACCGACACTGCATCTTATACAGCGTGTCTTGCTGCCCACAACCGCATCTGCGCGGCGGTGGAGTTTACAAAATTGATTTCACGGATGTTGCTAAGTCACGGTGCAAAGTATCTGGAGGGCAACCAACAGTGTTTGAATGGTCTTATAGACACAGCCAAACAGATCATGGGGCAGGAGGCCAACGATGACCAAACCGACGACTGAGCAAATGCTCCGCCGCATGGCGGAGACGCTGGGGTGGACGAATAAACATTTGCCGCAGTGGGAATATTCCCTCGACGCCCTGTGCGCGAAGGGCGGGCCGGTGGAGTGGTGTGTTCAACATGGTTATGAGTTCAGCATCAGCATAAATAGCTGCCGGGTTAGGGTTACGGTGTATGACAACAACGGAGACTTAATAGAGGGGTTTAGATCAAGGGTTGGCAATATTGCCGACCCACTATTCCGCGCCTGCTGTCAGGCGATGGGGGAGGACAAATGAAGTGTCCGAAGTGCAATAGTGATCTTGAGGCACAGTTTGTCTGCGAGAACTGCGGACGCCGGGAAAGCATGCCCGACCGCCGGGCGGTGGCGGAGAAGATTGCGGAAGAATTAGATGCAGCTGGATATCTACTGGACGCATACACTGATGACCCGCTGACACCTGAACAACTAGTAAAAATTAGTACCACCATCGAGCGGGCGATGGGGGAGGCATGAACTCAGAAGAAAAATGGGCTGTTGCTGTTATGATCCTGTCAATTATGTCGCTGGTCGTGTCGTTTATGATCTTTGTTTTGATTTTCGCTCGATAAGGGGGACGCATGACAAAGATTTCGTGGACAAACCGGACGTGGAACGTCGTAACCGGCTGCACTCCGGTATCTGCCGGGTGCAAAAACTGCTACGCCCGGACGATGGCGCGGCGGCTGAAAGCGATGGGTCAGAAGAAATACCGCAACGAGTTTGCCGTTACCCTTCACCCGGAGTGCCTTAATGAACCGCTGCACTGGCGCAAGCCGTCGATGGTGTTCGTCTGCTCAATGGGCGATTTGTTCCATAATGACGTGCCGTCGTTGTTTATAGATAAAGTTTTTACGCGAACGAGTATCAGTAACCAACACGTTTATCAGGTATTGACCAAACGTGCAGATCGGATGGCGGAGTTTTTCTCTCATGCGTGCAACCAAGTGTTCCTCGAAAACAAGAACCTCTGGCTCGGCACGTCAGCCGAGGACCAACCAACATTAGATGATCGGGTGAAGCACCTGCTGCGAATCCCGGCGGCGGTGCGGTTCCTGAGTCTGGAGCCATTGCTCGGCCCGATTGACATTCCGCCGTCGGTCTTGGAAAAGATTCAATGGATTATCGTCGGCTGTGAGAGCGGCCCCAAGCGGCGGCCGTGTGACATTGAGTGGATAAGGTCAATCGTCAGGCAGTGCCAAGCAGCGAAAGTCAGAGTGTTTGTCAAGCAGGTCTCAATCAATGGCCGGGTGTCCCACAACCCCGCCGAGTGGCCGAAGGATTTACAAAAGCAGGAGTGGCCAAAGTGAAAAAGCCAACGCATGAACCGCCGTCATTGCTCGCCGTTATTCGCCGACCATTGCCGGATAGGATGCTGCACCCGAACGGGTCTAAGCGTCCAGCCGCCAAAGTCCGGAGATTGCAGCGCGAATACAAGGACAGCACGTACTACGCGACTCGAGAGTTGAATATCGTCGGCGATAAAACCGCGACGTATGATGTTCTGTTGAAATTCTTTTTGACGCCCAGGGCCGCAGCACAAAAGCCGGACAGGGATAACCTGATCGCCTGGATGAAATGGGGCCTCGACGGAGTGGCGATGGGCTTGGGGATTGACGATAATCAATTCCGCACACCTGAGGTGTGGGTGAATGTTGATCGCGATTACCCGCGTGTGGAGGTTCTGGTGGCGCTTGGTGATTTCAGTCTGTGGCCGAGGGAGTAGATGATGAAAATGTTGATTAAAAGGACGTTGGGAATTGTCTGTTTTATTGGTGCGTGGTTCTTCACTGTATGGGTCTGGTCATCGATTATTTTCCCGCCGGCCCAGCGCTCCTGCTTCGCCGAGCCGCACCAGTGGCAATACATCCCCGACAGCAATAAGGTCTCGTACTCGATGGCGCAGCGGTTCGTGATGCTCTATTCCCAAAAGGCCCCGTCGGGGATTGTCACTGTCGATACCGTGCTGTACATCCTCGAATTTGATTTCGACGTGGCAACGCTGGACACAGATAAATATCCAAACTACGCGACCGGGAAAAACGATTATCGGCCGCCGGAGTTATTTATCAAGCCGCTGGATTTGCGCATGAGTCAAGGGCTGATCGTCAACCGCTCACAAAAATCATGGCTGGAGGAACGTAATGAAACGACAGACAAATGAAATCATTTTCGTCAAGGAGACCGCGGGCGAACTACAGGCCAACGGCGCAATCATGGATCACGTCGGCGAGGAACCGGTCATCCTCCACGTCTATCGCTTTGTGCGGACGATCACGGTCAACCCGGTGAACAATGGGACCGGCGAAAAAGCACTTGACAACCCCACCGGCGCGGCGTAGAGTGCGGGCGTCAGTGGCGGTCGTATGAATACGGAACTTGACATAAAACCCTGGCCCTGGCGGGAGCTTGCCCTTACGGCCGACTCACTGACACCGCCGGGCGCCGGGGGTTATTTTGGGCTTGACGATGAAGCCGAATAGTGGATACATCAGGATAAAGGTCGAGGAAGTGTTGTTGCCGATCTTCGCTAAGGGATTGCTCAACCATCGTGAGCAGCGGGTTGTCTGGGCTGTAATTGCCGATTCATGGCGGTGGTCGGGCCAGCAGTATACTCAGAGGCCGATTACGTTGGGGCGTATTAGTGAGGCGACCGGGATTAACCGGTCCGACATTTCTCGGACATGGCGCGGCCTAATCGAGAGAAAGATTGTCATATTAGACGACAGAAATTGCGCCTCTTTTAACGAACATTATGAGCAATGGACTGTTGGCGAATCACCAACACCCACTGTTGGCGAATCACCAACACCCACTGTTGGCGAATCACCAACACCCTGTTGGCGAATCACCAACACCCTGTTGGCGAATCACCAACACCCTGTTGGCGAATCACCAACACC